GGTCGTTCCCGGCCACCTCGTACCGCGCGATCCAGGACGGTCATCGGGGCGAGGCGCAAATGGCCGGCTGGCTGCGCACGGTGCCGGGGATTGAACTGTGGACGACCGATCCCGATGACCCGCAACGGCCTATTGGGTTTGTCGCCTGTTCCGGGCATTTCCGGGGCCACCTCGACGGCATTATCAGCGGTTTGTACCAGGCGCCCCAGACGCCGCACGTCTGGGAGCACAAGGTCTGCAACGAGATCAAATGGAACAAGTTGGTCAAGCTGATTCAGCAGCACGGCGAGAAAGCGGCGCTGGCGCTGTGGGATGCCGTCTACTACGCCCAGGCTCAGGTGTACATGCACCAGATGGACCTGACCCGGCATTACCTCACGGTCGGCACGCCCGGCAATCGGAAATTGGTCTCCTGCCGGACCGAATACCGCGCCACGGACGCCAAGGCCATTTTCAAGAAAGCCGAAACGATCATCAGCGCCGACCGCCCGCCGCTCAAACTCAGCGACGACCCGACGTGGTGGCAATGCAAACTCTGTGACTACCACGCCCTTTGTCACGGCGCCGCCCTGCCGGCGGTGAATTGCCGCACCTGCGCCCACAGTACGGCCCGGCTGGATCCATCCCGGCCCTGGACCTGCGAACGCAAGCAATCCGCGATCACCGGCGATCAGGCCGGCTGTGACCACCATGCGTTTCATCCCGACCTGCTGGCGAACCACGCTGAGGCCATCGCCGCCGATCCCAAAACCGGCACGATCACGTTTCGGCGCAAGAGCGACGGCGCGACGTGGGACAACGGCATCAACGGGCTGCACTCGCGCGACTGGCAGGCGCAACAAACCGCCCAGCCCGCGACGCTGCCGACCAAACCGCCGCTCGCCGATGACGTACTAGCCAGCCTGGCGCTGGAGATGGTGACCGAGCCGGCGCACCTGCTGACCGGTGATCTTGACGAGCACGATTGGGACCGCATGACCGATGCCTGCATCCGACTGTCGCGGGCCTGGGAGGGCGATGAACGGCGGCAGAAAACCCTGGCGGCGCTGATCGAGCAGATTGATGCGGCGTATTACGCGCTGGCGGAAAAAGTGACGATGCGGGTACAGCGGGCGGAACCCGTAGAGGTGGCGGCATGATCCTCCGCCCCTACCAGACCGCTGCCGTCGATGCCGTCTTCGACTATTTCAACGCCGGGCACGCCGGGCATCCGCTGATTGTGATGCCGACCGGAACCGGCAAATCGCTGGTCATCGCCGCGCTGATCCAGCGCATCATGACCGACTATCCGACCACGCGGGTACTGATGCTCACCCATGTCAAGGAACTGATCAGCCAGAACCTCGACAAGCTGTTGCGGGTCTGGCCCGACGCGCCGGTCGGCGTCTACAGCGCCGGCCTCAGGCAAAGCAACACCGACGCGCCCATTCTGTTTTGCGGGATTCAGAGCGTCCATAACAAAGCCAAAGCCCTGGCCAGCGAAACCCGCCCCGTGGAACTGGTCTTCATTGACGAGGCGCATCGGGTGCCGCTGGCTCAGGAAGGAACCTATCGGAAATTCATCGCCGACCTGACGGCGCTGAATCCTTACTTGCGGCTGATCGGTCTGACGGCCACGCCCTACCGCCACGTCCCGGCGACCAAGACCACCACCGCCGGCTACCAAAGCCTGATCAAAGGCAGCGACCGACTGTTCACGGATGTCGCCTACGACCTGACTGCCGATCTGGTGCGGCTGATCCAGGATGACTATCTGGCCGCATTGTGGCCCCAGCCGATGCAGTATCAGGTCAACCTCAAGGGCCTGAAAATCCAGAACGGTGACTATCAGGCCGATCAATTGAACGAGTTGATGAGCCGGGACGACGTGATCAACGCCATCCTGGACGAGGCGATTCCGATGGCGCAGGCCGATGGTCGCCGGCACTGGCTGGTATTTTGCGCCGGCGTAGAGTCCGCCCGTTTTACCGCCGAGAACCTCCAGGCACGCGGCATCCGCGCGGCGGTGGTGGCCGGCGACACGCCGGATCGGGAGCGGGCGCATACTGTCCGCGAATTCCGTGCGGGCCGACTGACGGCGCTGGTCTCTGTATCGGTACTGACGACCGGGTTCGATGCGCCGGTGACGGACTGCATGATCATGGCCCGCCCCACGATCAGTCCGGTACTGTGGGTCCAGATGTGTGGGCGCGGGATGCGTCCGACCGAGGCCAAATGCAGTCAGGACACCGACCGCAAGCGCGGCTGCCTGGTGCTGGATTTTGTTGGCAATGTTCAGCGTCACGGCCCGATTGACCGGCTGATACTCAAGGAACCCAGCCCGAAAAAACCGAAACCGAAAAAGACCTGCCCGGAGTGCCAGGCCGAAATCAGCGTATTCGCCAATCCCTGCCCGGAATGCGGCTACGTCTTTGAGCCGGGCGAAAAGCCGCCCGCCGATCCGCCCAAAGCCAACAAAAACGCCATCATCGCTGGCATCCAGCCCCCACCTCCGCCCGTGCGCTACGCCATCAGCCGCGTCGCGTACAGCAAACACCTCGGCAAATCCGGCGTCCCGACGCTGCGTGTGGACTACTTCGCCGGCTTTTTGCGCGTCGCCTCGGAGTGGGTGTGCCTGGAGCATACCGGGTATGCCCAGCAAAAAGCGGTGTCGTGGTGGCGAAATCGTGAACCGCGCCCCATGAAGATTTGCCCGACCGAGATTCAGCAAGCCCTGGACTGGATAGATAACGGCTTTGAACTCAAACAACCCGCCGCCATTCACGTTCGCCCGGCCCGCGACGCGAAATGCTGGCCGGAGATCGTGAAATACGAATGGCCGAAACCCGATTCCGTAATTCTCAAATGCGCTGCCTAGAAAGGAACGCCGCGATGACTGCTGTAAATCAGGTAGTGGACGCGCTGTACCGGGTGTTTACCGCCACGATTTTGTTCCCCGATCCGGCCACGGAAGAGCACTGCCGCGTACTGTGTATGCACGGGCTGGCCGAGCAGGTCGCCCAGGGCCACGCGCTGGGCGACCGCATCACACCACGCGGCTATGCCGAGGCGACGGCCCGCTGGGGTCATGAGCAACGCTGATGGCTAAACCGCGCAAATACACCGATCTTGAGCAATCTCAAATCGAGACGGACATCCTGTCGCTGCTCGCCCGCCGCCCCTGTGCGACCGCCGACCTGGCGGTGCGGCTGGGGCGCACAGAGCGCGAGACGGGGTGGTTCATTGGCTCGCTGAGGAAACAGCGGCGGGTTGTGCCGCATGTTTTGCGGCACAAACGCCAAACCTGGCGCCTGGCGAATACCACGACTTCGTATCCGCCGCTGGTGCTCAAACCGCTGGCCACCAAAACAGAGGTGGGCCTGACCACGGAGGATGAACAGTGGATGACCTACTGGCGGCTGCCCCGCGCGGAACGGCGGAAGCGGGCAAATGGTTTATACTATAATTCTTCTGTTATTTAAACGATGAGGTTTGTAATGAATACTCGACTCGTAGATTGCCATTTGTTTGATTTTCCAGTCCCCATCTATTCTGCCTTGATTGCGGTAGCCTCACAGGAAAACCATGACGCCCCTGAAGATGATCTGATTGTACGAGCGGCGGAATACATCAAAGTGTTAGAGTGCTTGGTGGACTTAACTAATACCATTCACAATGCCACTATTGATTACATTCGTGGATGTAATGCCAATGTCCCAACGAATTTTGTATTTAATGAAGATAGATGGATGTCTAGACAGGATGATCCTGGAATAGCCAGCCAAGCAATTCAGATTCTTTGTAATCAACTGTGAGTAACTAAGCAATCAACCACTTACCGACGCGGGCCGCGCCACAATGTTGCACCATGAACCAGAACGACCCTGACGAATCCAGAAGCGCCGCACAAATCCCGCACACCTGGCGCCCCGTTACCCCGTTTTCCCCGCCTTGGGATGGCGTGCCGGTCCTGGTCTGGCGGAGGGGGGATTCTATGTGGATCAGCGGGCGAAAGAAAGCGCGGTATTCCGGCATGGGCTATGACTGGTATTTGGGTAACCATCGGTTCCCGCCGACCCACTGGAGGCCGTTGCCGGAGCCGCCACATGAGGAAGCTGAACTATGACCGAAGAAAGTCTGGCGTTGCAGCGCATGAACGCCGCTGAGGATTTCCCGCGCAACACCTGCCCGGCCTCGCGGATCGCGGCGGGCCTCGCCGAGGCGATGATCACGGGCCGACCCTATCCGCTGCTGACGGAAGAGCGGGAATACTGCGGTGCGATGCTGGCCGCCACGGTGGCGGCGCTGTGGGAGCTGCGAACCGAAATGGCGCGATTGCAGGATGCGGTTCGGGATTATCGAATGACTGTGGATAACTCTGTGGATAACCCGGCTTGACCGCTGGCCGGGGACGGGAGTAGGCTAGAGATTCCTGAACCAAGCATTCCCGATACTCCGCCCGGTCAGGCGGTTTTTTGTTGTCTATGCCTTGCCCTCAATGGGGCAGGCGTCGGGTATCCGCAAGGACCCGGAGTGTTGAGACTGCTTGCACTTAGGAGCGCCTGCCCCACCCGCTTGTGTGGGGAATTCCTGAAACTAAGCAGAGGTTGTTATGACCAGCAATACCCTCACCCTTACGCCCATCAACGGCGAACCTCGCGTCCATGATTTGCACTTGGCTGAACGGCTTGGGTTTGATCGCCCGCGCGACATCCGCAAGATCATCAAGCGCAACGAAGCCAAGTTGTTGAATTTTGGAGGGTGCGCCACCGTGGCGCGCGTTGTGGAAGGCAACGAAACCACCGAGTTCTACCTCAACCAGCGCCAAGCCATTTTCCTCTGCATGAAGTCCGAAACCGAGCGGGCCTTTGACGTGCAGGTGGAGATTGTCCGGGTGTTCGATGCCTACCTGAATGGCGATCTCAAGCTGGCCCTGCCGCAATCCTACGCCGAGGCGTTGCGCCTGTACGCCGACCAGGTGGAGCGCAACGAGCAACAGCAGCGGGAGATTGAAGCCAGCCGGCCCAAGGTAGCCTTCCATGATCAAGTGGTATCGTCGGAAACTCTGATCGACTTCACTGAGGCATTCAGCCTGTTGCAGCGCCGCACGGGCCAGCGGTTCACCCGGCGCACTTTCCTGGAGTTCTGTCGCCGGCATGGCATCGCCTGCCAGCCGAATCCGCACGCCGGGATTGGCGCGGATCGGTTTGTCCCGCGCAAGGATTACGTGGGCACCTGGTTTGTCAGCGAGATGCTTGGGAACGGCGGGGCTGAATGGAAAGTACGGCCTATGGCCGTCGCCGGAATCGTGAGACTGATTGAGATTGACCGGATTCGCTCTCCCTTTCAGTCTGGAACTGACGAGGAGGCCGCATGACCCCTGACCGCACGCTAAACCTGGACGCCCTGCTCGATACGGTGTACCAGTTGCAGGTTGACCTGACGCTGTTGGCCGAGCAACTGGCCCGCGCCAAGGCGGCGACTAAATTGCGCGCCAAATAACCGGAAACAGAATCAATGGGTTAGCTCCGGTTTATTGGCGCGATTTGGCTGGAATTGGCGCGATTTGGCGCCAGGGCACCAACCGCTGCCGCCAGGCCGCGAAGTACGCGCGGGTCAAGGCGGCGAAAAAGTAAAAGCCCACCACCCACAAACCCGCCCCTCGGCGGGTTTTATTTTTGCGTGATCAGCGAATTTGTGTCCAGCTAGTCCTCCCACCGGGACATGGGGTAGGCTCGCGCCGAAATCCGATGACCTGCGGGGCCTCTCGATTATGTCCGGTAAATAGTACAAGAACCTCGTCATCTATTTCAAATACAGCACCGTTACACGGTGGATAATTGATATTGACGTTTGTTAAGGTCAATGTTTCGTCTAATAGCAGATTCTCTACTGGTCTTGTACGGATTGATCTACAAGGCAATGATTCAAGAGTTAAATTACAACTATCTCCGATTAAGCTGGTTATGGTTCCATAACGCCACAGCGGCTTCCATTTTAAATGACCAGGTTCTATTGCTGCATTAAAAAAAATTGATGAATCTGTCATGACTTCAGCATATTTTAATTTACCTGACTCGCAAAGACCTGATGGAATCAGGTTAAACCGTCGCTCGGTATAGGGGACTTCATAATCTGGAAATTGTTCGTAAGGATCGTTTCTTAATCCAAAGGTAGAATATCGGTTCGTTGTCTGATCGCTTTGCCAAAAGCCAGGAACTTCTGCGGTTTGTACAGTAGAGCCAATCTCCAAATCAACAACGCACTGACATGCCCAAACGTCAAATTCTTCAGCCATGGCATCTTGCAAGTCTTCCAAATCCGCGATGCGTTGTAGTCTGATCAGTTTCTCCGCCATAAGCCTTTCGACTTCCCTTTCTGCGGCTAGATATTTCTGTTTGGCGAGCGCGAACTTTTTTACCACCTCGCCCAATTTTTCTGGCTTGAGCGTATCAATCTCTGGCTTGGGGACTCCACCCAGGCTCTGTTCCGCATCTTCCGCCGCTTTCTTGGCTGGGTCTTCCTCGACGACAACCTCGCTGGCTGCCCCTTCATTGCTGGCCAGGATCACCGCCCACAGATAGCTGCTGACGTGGCTGGCGGCGTACACATGGGCCACGCCAGCCTTCGTTACCGCATCATCCAGCAGCGCATCAGGATCGCTGCTCAGCATCTTCGCACTAGCTGTTGCGGGCGTCCGCGGCCCATACGCCAGCCCCTCGTTCAGAGTTGCAGGATTCGCGTAACCGGCCCACCCAGCCCGGTCGCGCGCCTTGGAACCGGAGATGCCGATATGGCCGATCTGGCCGGTCCTTTTTTGATAGCGAAGATGCGCCAGGCAGGCGGCATCCAGGTCACTATCCCGCGAGACGGTGCCGACACCGGTCGCCGTGCGCGCGGCATTGATCGCCGCCAACAGCGGCGCTTCCTGTGCGCGGTCCGGGTCTTCCCAGGGCAATCCCGTTTCCGGGTCGGTTGGATCATCCGGGACCAGCTCCCCCGGCTGTTCCTGACCGCGTTTAATGAGTGCGTCTTGCCACTGCTGGATGACTGCGTTGACGGCATCCCTTGCCAGGATCGTGTCGTTCTCCAATTGGTCTCTGGTATCAATGGCTTTAGCGACCAATAACAAATAGGCATCTTCTGCTGTATTCAATGCAGCTAATTCCCGCTCTAGTGCGGTCTGGTCATATTGTAGCTTGACCCGGTATAGCCCCTCACCAAGATTTTCAGTAATCGTTGCCAGTCCCATTTATCCGTTCTCCGCAATCCACATGACCGCATCGGCTGGGCTGATGCGATAGAGGATACTTCCGACCGTAAAGCTATACAGCCCATCGTTAACGGTGTGATTCGGACGGATACGAGGGTCTACTGCACAGGTCACTGTGCGCCGGCCCTGTTCATCCTTGCCGCGTTGGCGGACCCCTGCCAATGAAAAGCTGGTTACGGTTGCGGTAGAAGGGGTCACCCGCCCGGTCAGTTGGACGGAACTGTGCCATCCATCCCACTCGCTGCGAATTTCCGTCAAGGTGGCACGCATCATTTCACCAGACGTTTCTACCCCGTCCATCACGACCCCGGCATAAATGACCAATTCTCGCGTTGCTACCGCCGCGATAGCCGCTGCCAGTACCGTCGAGTAGGTCGGAATTTCCACCGTCAACCACGTCGATTCCCCCCGCCGGCGCCGGCATTGCAGGCCGCTCATCGGCAGTTCGATCAGGCTGGAACCGCCTGTCAGATAGAGCCGATAAACTTGTGCGCCTGCGGCGACATCGGGCGGCGCAGGCCGCGCAGGGACGGTAGGGGAGCCAAGCTGCAATCCGAGCGAAAGCGCAGGACTCGCTGCGCTAAACGTACAGAGAGGCATCCACAAGCCAAGTGGGATGGCCAACCCGGGGATAATGGTGGGCTCCCAAGGTGACCATGCGATGCCAAAAACGGTCGCCCCATGATTTAGCGGCCAGTTGTCATCCGTATTTTGAGTACCGTCCTGCGCGTACTTTCTGGTCGTGACGCTACTGGATGAATTTCCGCCCGTATACACCGATCCATCATTGCGATCTATGCAGACCGCATTAACCCTTTGGCCATGGTCCGCTGTCCACGTATTCGTTCCAGAGCTGGCCACAAAAAGCTGCGTTGTGACCGATGATACCCGCGTGCCGACCACGACATAACTAGCGATTAAATCTCCGCTGGTATCTCTAGCCTGGGCGATGGCTTGCCGATAATCCCCTTGGGCATAGCTATATTGCCATGTGGATGTACCGGTTCGATTGATTCTAGTGGTTCTATTGCTATCCAATGTATTTGGTTTACCGCATACGGCCACGGTTCCATCAGCGCATACGGAATAGGTTTCAGTTCCGTGCAATCCATTCCACTGTAAAGTACCTCCACTATTATATTTCCTGACGTTGACTGAAGATGAAGTATTTCCAGCGGTATAAACATTATCACTTGAATCTACCGCAACACTCCAAACGGTAGCACCATGATCTAGTGGCCATCCAGACGTTATTTCGGTGCCGTCGCTATCGTATTTTCTGGTTGTTATATTTGACGTCCTATCTCCGCCAGTAATAACATTTCCTTCGCTATCTACGGCAACTTCATTACATTTGGCACCATGATTAACAGACCATAGTAGTTTGCCTGTATTGTTGTATTTCCTAGTGGTTAGATTAGACGATAATAATCCAACTGTATAAACATTCCCGGAATTATCCATGGCAACGCCAGTAGCAGCATTGCCATGGTTGGCTGTCCAAAGTTGCTCTCCAGTATCCGCGCGATAAACCCGCGTGGTGATACCGCTTGAAACGTCTCCTACGGTAACAATCGTTCCAGCCATTACTCGACAATCTCCATCGTCGATTGGTCAGTTCCGATGTTATAAACGATCTCCGCCACTATGAGAGTTTCATCATTGCCAAGGTTGGCAGTATCTCCAGGCTGTAAATAGGTATCCACCGCGCACCGCACGCGCCTCGTAGTACCAATCGTGTTGCGATAATTGATCCCGTTCAATGTTCGTGTTCGGCCCCCGCCACTGTTAGCGATGGTTCCAGATATGGACGCACTACTGGATTGTGGCCCCATATCGTAGCGCAGACTTCCAAATGGCACGCGCAACATTTCATCAATTTGTTCAGTCCCGTTTGGAAACCGAATACCCTTAAATAATACCAATTCTCCAGTTAGGCGAGCTTCAATAGCTGCAATTAAATCTGAGGTTAGCCATGGAACGACCAAATAAAGCGTCAGAGAATATAAATCGGATCGACATTGTAACGATGAGATAGGCAGTTCAATATTTGGTGATCCGGTCAAATACAGTCGATAAATTTCAGGATATTTTCGAGCGCCGACATAATCCCGCCAAATTTGCAATACCCCAAATGCCAAAGAAATTGGTAATCCAGGTACATCAATATAGCGGTCGCCGGCCCAGATTGGTATCCCATAGTTCAGGCGAATATCGAGTCCTGGTAATTTAGTATTTTCGACGACCGTAACGACCGAACAGTTACGCCAAAATTCCCAATTGCCGCCGATAACGTTAATCCCTAAATCAGGCCCAGCATCCCCACCATAAGCCGTTGTATAATCATAATCGCCATATCCAGTGTCAGTTCTTATCGTCCCCGTATAATAGCTAATGCCTGGCAACATAGTAGCTGCTAGATTATCCCATCGTTTTGCATGGGCACTCGTTAATGAGTAAAAATGGAATAGGTTATGGTAATTTCCAGTGGATTCTATCAGCCTGCGATTCCCGCAAAAGTAAATATTTCCGTTTACATCCACTCCAGGCTTTCCTAGAAAGCAATAACTTCCAACAAAAGCACCTCCGTTTGTCGTTTCATAATTGATTGTTGTTAATAAGTTAAGATCGGTGTCAAATGTTTTGTAGCATGTGCTAGAGTACGAATCCCATTCTACCGAGTAAATAACTGAACCGCTAATCGAAATTCTATTTGGATAATCAGTATTGACTGATGTAACTATTTCTCCATCGCTTAAGTTTCTTTTTTCAATCCGTCCTCCGTTAAAAAAACCGCTATCATATAGATAGGTAGCATCAACCGCGAGGGTATAAACCGAGTCTCCATAGACTAAAGACTGACTCCATTGAAGTGTTCCCGCGCTATTGTATTTAACAATGGCATTAGTTGATGCGGCGTAGATATTATCAGAAGAGTCAATAGCAATATCAACTACAATATTCCCGGTTGCCGCCGACCAGATCAACGATCCAACGCTATCGTATTTGCGTAGTGTGTAGAACAATGTACCATTTGATTCTCCGCCGACGATGATATTTCCAGAGCTATCCAGTTTGACTGCGCGGATCAGGGAGCCGTGCAATTGCGGAAACGGTACGCGGTCACCATTCCGGTTGTAAACCCGGAAAAAATCAATGACTAAATCGCCTGTCCAGGTCGTTCCATCAACATAGGCCCAAAAAGGGCCAGATGCCCAATACAGCCGCCCGTCATCCGCTGCTGCTAGTGCTCCTGGATAGCATGGATTGTACCCATTGACGGGATTGTGCCGAACGGTGACCGCCGTTCCATTTTTTGTATACGCCGCAAGGTCGTAGCCCACGCCGCTGGTACTGACAACCTCCGTGAAAATGTCAGAACGTAGCGTGCTGAGCAGATTGCCAGCGGCATCGTAACCACGAACGACAATAGGAGCCGTATTCCAGTTGTACGGGTCTCGCCAATCTAGCCGTTCCCCGGAAAAATAAATCATCGTCATGACGATGCGTCACGCCGGTTGGTAAAATAGCTTGTTGGTCGCATTCCAGATAATCGTGTAATCGCTGGCTGTACTGACGACATCCGCCGGCGTCGTATCGAGCAGGATGTAAAAGAGCAGCGGATTGGTCAGGCCGCCGCCACTGCCAGATTTATAGCACACCGCATAGCGAAAGGTTTTGCTTAGGCTAGTCCAGGTTACATCCGTGTAGTCAATGGTCGTAGCAGTGACCACCGGATCCGCCAGTGTCGCGCCACCGGTGGTATAGCCGTCCCCGGTTGCTACCTCGTTGGTGGACACGTCCGCCCATTTGTCGTGGGCCGTACTCGGTGTGTAGCTGGACGTCACTAGCGCCAGCTTGAGCGTATCAGTATCGAGATCAATCCCGCCCGTGAGCAGCAGTTTCCAGAGATTATCGTAAGCGGTAATCGAAGCGGCCATGTCAGCTATCCAGGCGGCTCACCAGCCGCAACGAAATTTTGAGATTCTTGCCGATCAGCGCATAGCTGAGCACGGCGTTGTAGATGCCGACCTCGGTCGCGGTGATCACTTGCCCGTAATAGGCCACCAGGTAGCGCAAGGTTTCCAGCAGCGTTTTGGAAGGATACGACAGGGTGGCTTCCAAAGTCTGGTCAGCAATCGAATAGCCGCCATCGTAGACCGACACACCGCCGTCGAGGGTGGCGGTAATGCGGCCCCGGCGCTGGGCCGCATACGGATTGCTGAGCCGGGCCGGCACAATGATCGCCCCATCCGGGTCATAGGTCGTCGCAGCCAGTCCAATCATATCAGGTGACTCCCAGCAGAAAATCGGCAAACTCGGCATTCACCCGCACCCGGATTGCCTTGAGCACTTCCCACATGAACGCTTCCAGTTGCGGCGCCAGGCCAGAGCCATCAATCCGAATCAGCGCGTCCCCGCG